CAACGCCTGACCGGCACCGCGACCGGCCCCGCCCGCGCGGCCCGCAGCCTCGCCGGTGGCCTCGAGCGACTCGCCCAGCCCCTCGGCGGCCGTGCGGGCGCCGTTCAGCGCAGCTTCCGCGTCGAGACCGCTGCCCGTCACCGCCTCGCGCAGGGCGGCAATGGACTCGAGCGGTGCCGTCGCCGCTTCCGCCACACCGGCCATCGTCGCGCGTAGGCCCTCGGCCTGAGCGCGCGCTTCTTCGGCATAAGTGCCAAGCCCGAGGTCCGGCATAGTGATCGGCTCGGCAGTGAACGCCGCCTGGAACGCCGCGCGCGCCTCGGCCCCGGCTTCAGCCGCCGATCCCGCGAACGGGTTGTCGATCCGCCCCAGTTCCAGATTGCCGATCAGCGAAATCCGCCGCTCGATCCCCAACGCCTCGAGCCCGCCATTGATCCCCTCGAGGAAGCCGTTGATCCGCTGGCCGACGCCATTGAGCATGGCTTCGACGCCCGCGATCAGCGCATTCGCCGCCTGGAAGGCGAAATCACCGATCGCCGCGGGCAGTGCGCCCCAGAGCACCTTGATCGCGTCGAGCGCCCCCTGGAATGTGTTCAGCGCCCCGTTCCCGAAACCGACCACGGCTTCCAGCGAGGTCTGCAGCGCCTCGGCGATGGTGGCCTTGATATCGGCCCAACTCGCCATGATCGCGAGACCCATGGCGACCGCGCCGAGCTTCATGCGCTCCCAGACCTCGCGGGCAAGATCGCCCAGAAGCGAGAGCGCATTGCCAAAACCGCCCGCGCCGCGCACCAGCTGCCCGAACCAGTAGATCAGCTCGCCTGCGCCCACGATCAGCGCCCCGATCCCGGTGCGGATGATCGCTCCGCGCAGGAGCGTCAGCGCGCCCGCGAGGCTGATGGTGGCGACCTGCGCTGCAATGAACCCCGCAACCCAGCGCGCAGCCATGAAGCCCGCGAAGGCAATGCCGATGGCTGCCAGCCGCTCCATGTTGTCGGCGAGCCCGATCAGTGCTGCGGCCACCGTCGATGTGGCACCGACCATCTGGTCCCAGGTGCCGATCAGCTGCAGCGCGGCATTGCCGATCAGCGTGAAGGCATCGCCGATGGTCGCCGGCATGCTGTCGGCTTCCTCGCGCAGCAGCTCGAGATTGCCGATCAGCGCCGTGCGGATCACCTCGCCGGTGATCCCGCCCTCCTGGCCCAGCCTGCGCAGGCCGGAGACAGTCGTGCCAAGCTCGGCCGCCAGCAGTTCGGCGAGCCTCCCGCCGTTCTGGATCACGGTGTTGAGGTTGTCTCCGCTGAGGGTGCCAAGCGCCATGGCGCGCGACAGCGCGGTCTGGACCGAGGCCGCACGTTCGGCACGCGCGCCCGACACCACCATGGCGTTGTTCAGCGCCTCGGTGAAATCCAGCGACTCCGCCGTCGTCAGCCCCAGTTCGCGCAGCGCCGTGGCATTGGCCAGCCAGGACTCCGTGGTCTGGCCGAGGCTGGAATAGGTCCGCCGCGCCATGGCGGCGAGCCGTTCCATGATGGCCGCGCCCGCCTCCTGGCTGCCGGTCGCGAGATCGACACGCGAGCGCAGGTCGGTCCACTGATCGGCATAGGCCACGAGCTGGCGCGTGCTGATCGCGGCGCCGAGGATCCCCATGACCCGGCGCACCACGGCACCGGTGATGTCGGCCTGCCGCTCGATCCGCTTGAAATTGCGCTCGCCCGCATCGCCGATGCCCTGGAACTCGGCCTTCACCTGCCTGCCGCCTTCGGCGACGAGACGGACGGAGACGCGTTTCTGGGCCATGGATCAGGCTTCCTGACGAGCGGGACGTGGCGTGCCGGACGGGTTCATCGGCCGAGCAGCCGAGACGCCCGGTCATCGGACGCCCTCTGTTCGTTGACCTTGCGGACCATCACGGCCTCGATCACTGGCAGGCATTCGGCCGCGATAACCGGGTTGACCCCGAGCGCCTGCGCCATGGCCAGCGCCGCGGTCATGTCCCAGCCCAGAACCACTGTCCCGTCGGCGCCGGATGCGATCCGGAGTTGCCCCATAAGCCGCTGCGCCAGGTCCCAGACCTGCCAGCCTTCCGGGGTTTCCGGCTGGTTCAGCCGCGCCGGGCAGTCCGGGCACGGGCCTTGGCAGGCTTGGCAGTAGCGATCGCCCCCGCCGAGCCACCATTCGGCAAGGGCGCAGAGACGTTTTTTTCCTGCTCGAGGAGCAGCCACTTTGCGACATAGGCCGACTGGAAGGCATCGAAAGCCGGCCAGATGTCGAGAAGCGCGTCGATCCCCTCGGGCGTCACCGGGACCGGGTTGCCCTCGGCATCGCCGACACCCTCCCAATCCAGCACCGCGCGCCGCGCGACCGCCTTGGCCATGATCATCGCCAGTTCCTCGGGCCCGGCCTCGGGCAGCAGCGCCTGGATCGCGGCATCGCTGCGGGCGGAGACCATCAACGCCGTGGTCAGCGGCCGCAGTTTCAGCCGCACGCCCGGCAACAGGTCGAGCCAGCGCGGCGCGTTCGTGAGATCAAGTGTCAGCATCAGTAGGTCTCCCGTTCGTTCACCAGCGTGACCGTGCACATGCGCCCCGTCACCGTGTCCTTCGCCGCCTGCCAGTCGAAGCTGGCCTGCACGCCCTGCGGTCCGGAAATCTCGATGCGCGGACGCGGCAGGTAGACGGCGTGCGCTACCAGCGTCAGGCTTTCGCCCGAGGGCAGCACGTAGGCGAAGGTCATCTCGCAGGGGTCGCCATTGATCGCCTGGTTGACCAGCAGCTGATCGGCGAAGCGCACCTCGATCCGCCCCGTGAGCGCCGCCATGCCGGGATCGGCGCCGTCGATGCGCCCGTCCGAGCGAATGGTTTCGATCCGGTCGAGCGTGTTGGCATAGGTGATCTCGGCCGAGACGATGTTGCCAAGGGGCTGGCCGTTGCGCGTGATCGCCCCGTTGAAATGCCCGAAGCGCTGGAGAGCGATCTCGGCCAGCGTGCCAGCGGCAGAAGTCGTGGCGATGGCCTCGCCTTGGGCCACGAGGCTCGCGGCCGCGGTAAGAAGGCCTGAACGCTGCATCTGCCATGACAGTGTGTCGAGCATGCATCCCGAATACATCGCGAAGCGCGGCACCTCGGGCATGCCAGTCTCGATGGACATCGAGGGTAGCACCCAACTGCCCGAGCGGAACTCGTGGCTGTAGGGCGCGACGGTGCCAGTGGTGATCGGCTGGCCGAAGGCCGCCTTCAGCCAGAAGCCGAAGGCCTCCGCATCTATCGGCACGACGACATTGCCGTCCGCCGTCAGCGCGTCCTTGATCGGCGCCAGCGGATCGCGGCCGTAGCCGAGCAGCTCGCTGTTCAGGAGCGGCTGCTCCGCCCCCAGCGTCGCGCTGGCGAATGGCATCCGCGTGAAGCCGCTGGCAGGCGGCGTGCCATAGGTCGTCTCGAACGCAAGCGCCATCTGCGCCCGCGCCCCCTGGGCTCGTGCCATGGTGTTCTCCTCGGGTTGTCGGGATCAGCCGAGCGGATCGGCCGTGGAATAGTGCAGGATCACCGGGATCATGGCGGCCTTCAGGCTGGCTGCGCCCTCGACCGGCAGATCGACCGAGCGCGGGGCTTCCGCTTCGACCCAATCGCAGAGCCCGCCCAGCGTGCGGTCGGCGGCCAGTGCGGTGCCGATGCTGGCGGTCAGCGTGTCGAAAGCGGTGTCACGGTCGGCGCCTTGGACCACCGCCTCGATCTCGGCCCGATGTTGGTAGTGATAGGCAAGCGGCGACAGCGTGACCTCCGGTTCCCCCGGCTCGCCGTCGCGCAGGATGAGCAGGCCCGCTGCCGGGACGCGCTCGGGCAGGACCTCACCGCGCAGGGCGGTGGCGGGGAGCGCTGAGAGCCGCGCGTGCAGCGCGGCAAGGATGGTTTCGCGGGGACTGGGCATAGTTCTCTGCCGATCGTCACGTCAATAAATGCCGTCTTGTGCGTTTGCACTGATTTCGACACGGTTATGGTCACGCGCACTCATGAGAGGTTCGATAATGCCGTTCAACGTCGACAAAGCTCTCAGTCTTCCGGATATTCGTCACATTGTCGCAAAGCGTGATGAAGTACTCGATCGTTTCGGGCCGATATTCCGAGATCCGCAAAGTTTGACCAAGCAGGACTATCTGGATTTCCTCAGCTTCAAGCACAATCACCACTGGACAGGTTTAGAGCGCCTGGGGCGCCGAGCCACAGACGATATGGAAAGTCTGCGAGATGCGATAACCGTCCTAGTAGACGAAACAAAGCCGATTTCGGACAGATTTGATTCCGCCATTTCCATGGTGCGTGGAGCCGGTGCGGCCACTCTCACACCTATATTGCTCCTAGCATATCCTGATCGCTACGGGGTTTGGAACGGCACCAGCGAACCAGAAATGCGGGAACGAGGCGTATGGCCAACGTTCCCCCACGGTACTTCGGAGGGGGATAGGTATGAAATCATCAATTCCGTGCTCCTTCAGCTGGCAAGAGACTTGAAAGTGGACCTGTGGACACTCGACGCCTTCTGGTGGATGAGCAAGCTGGAACGTCAAAACACGGGCCACTACCTTGGCTCCAAGGAAATCGCGATCTGGAACATGGCTGAACAGGCCAACCAAACGGCGAAGCAGTCCTACGGACAGACAGTGGAACGCACTATCAAGAACAAGGACCTCCGGCTCTCGAAAGAAGCTCTCATCTTGCATCTCAAAGAGTTGCTGGAGGAAACAGGTGATAGGTGTGCCATTTCAGGAATTGTCCTACAGTTTGACGGTCCAGATTTGCAATTGCGACCGTCTTTGGATCGCATTGACAGCTCCGGCCACTACGAACTTGGAAATCTTCAAGTTGTGGCTCGTTTCATCAACTTCTGGAAGCGTGATACTGAAGATTCCGAGTTCCGTCGACTGCTGGCAATTGTGCGACGAGAATCTTAGGCCCGACCTTTCTGGCCGCTCATGCTTGTGCCTCCGCCCAGTTCGCCACGATCAGCCCCGGCACCGCGTCACGCGCCCGCTCGGCGTCCCGCGCCAGATTGAGACGCTTCGGCAGCTTGACCTGCGGCACCAGCAGAAAAATTGGCGCAGTGACGAGACCACGCCCGGTTTTCGAGCGCGATGCCACAACTCGGCCCTTCGTGTTCAGCCGCCCTTCGGCCACCAGCAGGCTCGGCCCCGCTCGCCGATAGACGAACCGTAGCCGCAGGCCCGTGCGGCGTTCCCATTCGCCAGGCGTGATCCTCCCACCCCGCCGTGACGTGCCTGCAGCGGGCGTGGGGATTGCCAGCCAGAACCCGTCCTTGGACCGGATCAGAGGACCGGTGTCATGGGCGCTGACGATGATCGGTGCCTTCGACCAGACCAGCGCGGCCGCGTTGAGGCTGGGTCTGCCTTTCGGGAACTGCTCGGAGCGGATGGTCCGCGCCAGACGGGCCCCGAGCCCTGCGCCTGTGATCTGTGCGCGCCAGGCGTCCTTGAGACCCGTCCCGGCAATACGCATCGCGGCGCTGACAGCCTTCTCGCCTGCCTTCGCCTCGGCTTCGAGCAGGCGGGCAATATCGCCTACGATGTTGATGCCGAGTTTCACGCGGGCCTCAGATCGACGGTCCAGACCAGCCGCTCGCGGTCGCGGACGGGCTCGCCCTGAATGAGGAAGGCCTCGCCGTCGATCTCGATCCCGTCACCGGGGCGCGGGCTCGCCACCTCGGCCACGCGCAGGTCGATCCGAGTGGTCTCGGACCAGAGCCGCGCATCGCCGAAGTCGGTAACGGCATCGGCACGCCGGGCGACGACGCGCACCAGGACCGGCGCGCCGCCGTCGGCGATGTAGACCGCGTCCCGGCCAATATTCGGATCGGCGAAGAGCGCGCCGACGGCGGCGGCGAAGGCGGACATCAGAAGCTCGCGTTCAGGCGCACCCGGCCGATGGTGTCGCTCGCGCCGCCAGCCACTGCCTCGACGGCCACGCCGATGAGCGTGTTGTCGGTCGCCACCGTGGTGCAGCGCTTGTTGGTGTTGTCCCAATAGACCTTTGCGCCGATGGTCCAGGCCTGCGAGCCGACCTTGGTGATGTCGAAGACGCCGACGAGCGCAGCCTCGACGGGCTCGGCGATGGCGACGGCGCCCGCGGCGATGCCGAAGATCGAGCCGACGAGCAGACCATCGCCGGAAGCGACGGCATAGGGCGCTGTCAGGGTGATGGTGTTGCCGGGCTGGACGTAGTTTTTCATGATGGGGATCCTCGTGGAAAGACGAAGGGCGGCCCGATTGGACCGCCCCATGTGTCAGGGTTCAGGAAGCGCGCCTTACGCGCCCGGGTTCTTGTAGAGGCCGCGCCAGTCGATGGCCTTGGCGCCGAAGTCGAGGCGGCACTTGATCTCGACCCCGTCCACGTCGAAGCCGTTGCGCGTCTCGATGTAGGCGCCCTGCTGGCCCTCGAGATAGGCGTATTCGATCGTGTCGATCTGGTTCGGGCTCGCGGCCAGATACCAGGCGGTCTCGCTGGCGGCGTCGAGCCGGGGCTCGCTGATCGGCGCGAGGGTGCGGATTGACTGCGGCACGACGCTGGCGGTCGCGGCGGGCACCAGGTTCTGCGCGACCAGCTGCTCGGCCTTCAGTTCCAGCGAGGCGGGCACGATCAGGAAGGCAGGCCGGATGTTCAGCACCGTCTTCTTGTCGAGCCCGGTCTGCTTGGCCATGGCGGCGCGGGCCGCACCGACGCTGCTGACATCGAGCGCCGCGCCGGTGCCTGCGAGGTTTTTGTGCGTGGTGTGGAAGAGCGCGTTGCCGTCGGCCATCGCCGGGTTGGCGGTGATGATCCCCCAGACCACGTCCGACTCAAGCTGCGCGATGGAGTTGCCGTACATCGCCGGGATCCGGGTGAAGGCGTCGAGGTCGTCGTTGATCAGCGTCTGGCGGGTGATCGCGACCACCCGGCCATAGGTCTTGACCTTGTAGCTCTCCTTGCTCTCGCCGAGCGTGCCGCGCTTGAACTCGCCGCTCTCGCCGACCTCCAGCAGCTGCGGTGCTTCCCCGAGCTGGACCCGGTGCATGGCCTTGAAGTCGGTGGCGAGCACCTGGCGGCAGAACAGCATGAAGGTGCGGGGATAGGCCTCGTAAGCCTGCCGCAGCGTCTTGTTGGTGACCGCCGAGAGGATCTCGGGGAAGTCCGATGTCGAGTGCAGCGCCCGCGTCGCCACCTCGTCGCGCGACAGGCCCCGCGTGTTGACCCCGGCATTGCCGAGGCTTTCGCGGGCGAGCTCCAGCAGCGTCATGCCGCGGTACTGGCGCGCGGCGTCCTCCAGCTGGAACAGCGTCGGGCTGTAGCGGTGCAGCAGTGCGTTCGCCACCGCGTCGCGGCGAGTGATGCGTTCGTCCCGGCCGCCGAGCGGGACGGAGACATGGGGGAAGGTCCGGGTCTCGTCGGACTTGGCGGCGACCTGATCGAGGATCAGGCGGCGGGACTCGTCGACGCTGACCCCGCGCTTGACCAGGTCCTCGGCGAAGCCCCGCTCGAGGTTCAGGCGGCCTGCCAGATCGTAGATGGTGGAGACGCGGTCGCGCTCGGCCTCGCGGGCGCGCGTCGCGACCGCCTCGGTGTCGGGCGCAGGGGTTGCCTGCGTCTTCGGCTGGCTGCGCGTCTCACTGGCGGCGACCTTCGGGTCGGGCGCGGCCGCTTTGGGCTCGGTCATGGTGGTGTCCTCGGTTTCGACCGGCTCGGTCGGCTGGGTGGTGGCGGGGGTTGAGGCGTCGCTCGCCGGGGTTTCGGTCTTGTCCGTCATCGGGGATGCTCCTTGCGGTGTGGGGGCGTCCCGGCGGTGAAGGACGCAGTCGTGAAGGGGATGCTGGGCCCGGAAACCGGCGGCGGGGTCGGCGCCGACGGCGACGGCGGAGACCTCGAAAGGTGTCCAATCCACCGCCCGCCAGAGTTCGCGCGCGGCTTCGGGCTTCGAGACCTCGAAGCGGTGGACCTGATAGCCGATCGAGACCGCCCGGATGTGCCCGGCCTGGATGTCGCGCCAGATCGGCTCGACGTCGGCGCGCTCGCTGATCCGCACCAGCGCGATGCCCCGGCCGTTCTCGATCCGCGCCGAACCCGGCACGACCGAGCCGATCACCGCGTCGAGCGTGTCGAGCTCGTGCACCTTGAGGAAGGGCGCGCCCGCGTTCAGCCGGTCGAGCCGGACATGGGCGGGGTCGAGGCTCAGTTCCTCGTCATAGGGCTCGCCGAAGAAGGTGGCGCGGCGGACGCGCGCGCCAGCAGACCAGACCACCTCCACGGTGCGGCTGTCGGCATCGGCCGTGTTCGGCGCAAGCTCCGCCGACCGGCGCATGGCCGGCAGTTCGATCATCGTGTCCATGGGGTCAGTCCTGTTGGTCGGCCTGCGCCGGGTCATTGTCCGCGTCGGCGGCCGGGTCTTCCGTGTCCGGTTCGTCGGCGGCCGGATCGGTCGCCGGATCGCCGGCCCCGTCTTTGGATTGTGCACTGCCGGTCTTGGTCACGCGCCGCGGGTCGCTGTCGAGCACCAGCCCCAGCGCGTCGAGCTTGGCGTTCGTCGCGGCGATCTCGGCCAGCACCGCGTCGGGGTTGCGACCCTGTTTCGCGATCACCTCGGCCAGCGTCATGGTGCCCGAGCGGATCGACAGCAGGTTCGCCATCGCGTCCTTTTGCGGATCGACCGCCTCGAACTTCGGCGGCGACCACTCGACCGGCACGATGGGCGACGGGATCTGCCCCGCCGCCCAAGCGGCCTCCGTGAACCAGCGCCAGACCGGCGCGCAGAACATCGGAATGAACAGCTGCCATTGCACCGCATCGATCTGGCGGCGGAACTCGACGAGCCCGGCCCGGATCGAGGAATAGTTGACCTGGCTGAGATCGCCGGTCAGCAACTCGTAGGGCACCCGGAACCCCGCCGAGATCGTGTGCAGGCTCGCCCGCTTGTATTCGCCATAGCCGCCTGTGGCGGAGGGCTGGTTGAACCGGATGTCCTTGCCGCCCCGCGCATAGGCGATAAGCCCCGGTTCGAACTGCTCGACCCGGTTGCCGTCGGCATCGACCACGGAGGGCGCGATGCCCTGCTGCGCCTCGTCGTCGCCGAAGACGATGGCGGTGACGCAGGCCTCGGTCTTCTTGCGGACGAGTTCGGCCACCTCGTAATCGTCGAGATCGCGCAAGGACCGGATCACCGGCGCGCCCCAGGGAACGCCGCGCGCCTGCGTGCGCTGCTTCTCGTAGATGTGCGCGATCTCGGTCGCCGGGACCGGACGGCTCTGCATGCCGTTCTGCAAGGCCCCGTAGGCATCGCCCGGATGCTCGGCATGCAGCCAATAGGCCCGGCGCTTGCCGACCGGGTCAAACTCGATCCCCTGCACCAGCCGCCCCGCGCCGAGGGCGCCGGATTTCGTGGCGTCGAGGAAGTCGGCCTCCAGCACCTGCAATTGCAGCGGCACCGGCAGTCCGTCGCTGGCGCGACGCAGCCTTCGCCGCACCAGGACCTCGCCCGCCTCGATCATCTCCCGGCAGATCAGCGTCTGCAGGCCGTAGAAGTCGAGCTGACCATCGGCATCGCACTCCGCCGTCCAACGCTCGAACAGCGCATCGACATTGCGGTCCAACTTGTCGTCGCCGCTGGCGGCGCGTGGCATGATGCCTGCGCCGATGATGTTGTTTACCAGCACTGCCACGGCCTTGGCCGCATGCGGATTGTTGCGGACCAGATCCCGCATCCGGTCGCGCAGCAGCGCCCCCGCCACGCCGATCTCGGTGTCGGCCGAGGATCCCGGCGCGCGCCAGCCCTCGGTCCGCCGCCCGCGCGCGGCCCCGTCATAGCCCCGCGTCAGGGTCTCGAAGGCCTGACGCGCCATCACGCGCCGGGCCGCCATGCGCGGCGCCACCGTGGCGATGGCGTGGTCGAACCAGGTCACCGACATCAGCGATCCCCGCGCGAGAATCCCGCGAGTCCTGCCACCGGCAGCGGTCGGCTGACGCCCGCGATGGCGCGCTCGATGGTGCGGATGCGGGCGAGCAGGTCCTCGGCCGAACCGTAGTCGACGGACTTGCCGTCATAGCTGACCCGGGTCGTGCCGCTGGCATAGGCCCGGCGCAGCGCCGAAAGCTCGGTTTCCGTCCAGTCGGTCATCTTCAGAACCATCCTCCGCGCCGTCCGAGCCAGTCGGAGCGGCGCTTGCCCTGCGGGGCCTGTCCCGGCCGGTTGATCTGCCCGGCGGGATCGGTGTCGGTGGGGGCGGCCCCGAGCTGATCCTCGAGGTCACGCCATTTCTCGTCGGGCCAGCGGTCCGCGCCCGCGATCCAGGCGGCGGCGCGGGCATAGACCCGGCAATCCAGCGCCTCGTTGCGCTCGCGCAGCTTCTGCCATTCCAGCCGGGCGAAGCCGCGCTTCGTGCGCACCGTGACCAGCTGTTCGGCCACGAACTGCTTCAGCCATTCGTTCTCGACCCAGTGCGGCAGATGCACCGACCCGGGCGGGAACGCCGCCCCGTCGGCCATGTCCTCCTCGGTCGGGCGCGCCAGCCGCAGGAAGCGGTAGGTCTCGGCCTTGAAGGTCGACACCGCCACGGTCCAGAGCCGCGCCCCGCGCCGCAGGCGTTTGCCGCCCTCGGTCGCGTCGACGAAGGTCGGCCCCGACACCGGGCTCAAGCGGTTGAACCCCTCGACGCCCTTGACCGGCGACACCTGCGCGAAGCCATGCGCCCGCGACCAGGAATAGACCGCTGGGGCCTCGTAGCCCGTGTCGATGGCGAGCCGCGCGATCCTGAGATGCGCGCCGCGTTCATGTGGCCAGCTTCGATCCAGCAGCGCGTTCAGCTCCGACCACGCGTCATGCCGATCTGGCCCGCCCTCGATCACGACATGATCGACGAGCCAGCTTTCCAGCCCGCGACCCCAGGCCCAGACATCGACCTCGATGCGGTCCTTCTGCACGTCGGCCCCGGCGGTCAGGAACAGCCCGCCCGCAGGCACCGTGCCGGATGTCCAGCGCTCGCGCCGGTCGTAGAGCCGCTGCCAGTCCGGCGCTTCCCCGGTCTCGACCCATGTCTCGCCGAGGGTCGTGTTGCGAAAGGCCTTGATCGCCTCGTCGGACCCCTGCGCCGCGTCCCAGGCCCGCACGATCCGCTCCCAGCTCAGCCAGCCGATCGGCGAATAGAGCGCCGAGAGGTGATACCCGACCGTGGTCGGATCGGCGGCCGTCGCAGTCGCCCGCCATTCGCCACCCTCCAGCATCGCCGTCTTGTGGTGTTCCGCGATGGGCTGCTCGCAGCCCTCGCAGTGATACTCGGCCGTCTCCGGGCGGCCTTTCTGCCAGCGCAGCCGGTTGAACTTCAGCCACTGCATCGCCCCGCAATGCGGGCACGGCACGAAGAACCGCCGCTGGTCGGACGCCTCGTATTCCCGCTCGATGCGCGACAGCCCCCGGATGGTCGGCGTCGAGACAAGCAGCACCTTGCGCCGGTGGGCGAAGGTCAGCGACCGGGCTTCCGCCAGCGTGACGGGATCGCCTTCCTCGTCAGCCGAGGCCGGATAGGCGTCGACCTCGTCGAGGAAGATGTAGCGCGCCGGGGTGGAGCGCAGCCCGACCGCCGAGTTGGCCCCCGTCATGATCAGGATGCCACCCGCGAACTCCTTCGACAGCATCGTGTTGCCCGCGTCGCGGGATCGGGCTGGCTTGACCCGCTCCCGCAGCTCCGGGCTTTCATCGATCAGCGGGTCGATCCGCTGGCGCGAGTTGCGCTTGGCCAGCTCCACCGTCGGCTGGACCGCCAGCATCGGGCCCGGCGCCTGGTGGATCACGAAGCCGATCCAGTTGTTGCCGGCCTCCGTCGCGCCGACCTGTGCTGCCTTCATGAACACGATCCGCTGCGTGGGATCGCCGGGGCTCAGCCGGTCCATGATCTCGCGCATGTAGGGCGTGCGCACCGTGCGATATCGCCCGGGCTCGGCCGAGGCGCGGCCCGACAGCATCCTATGCCGGTCCGCCCATTCCGAGACCGTCAGGTCGGGATCGGGCCGCAGCCCGTTGCCCCAGGCACGCAGGATCTCGCCCGCGCCGTCGAAGTCCGTCAGGCCATCATCATCACCGGAAGTCGGGCCGGACCTCGGCGAGTTCGTCGAGGTGGGCGCGTACATGTTTCTCCAGGACCTTCTGCATCGCGGCTGGCTCCACGGTGATCTGCTGGCCCGTCGCGTCGCTGCATGAGGCCGAGAGCTCGGCCGCCATCAGCGCCGCGGCGCGTGCAGGCCAGTTCACCCACGTGTCCCGTTCCTCCCGCGCCAGGCGGAACACCAGCGCCAGCGCGCGGGCCCGCTCGATCAACTCCCCCTTCAGCTTCTGGAGCCGGATGCGCCGCTCCTGAGCCTTCAGCACCTCGTTCGCGGTCTTCGCCTGCAGAAAGGTGGTGCCGCCGCCGACGGCTGGCACGGCCAGACCCTGTTCGCGCAGCGTGTCGCCGACCGCCGCCACCGCCGCCTCGGGGACCGGCTTCAGCTTCGGCGCGGGCGGCTTGCGGGTCTTCGACGGGTCCGTCGTCTCGGCACGCCGGGCGTCGCTGGCGGCCGCGTTGATGCTGCCGTCGAGATAGAGGACCAGCCGCTCGGCGGCCTTCGCCTTCTGGATCGCGCCCCGCGACAGCCCGACATGGGCGGCGTACTGGCGCTCGCTCATGCCCTGCATCGACGGCTCCGATTATCATTCAGAATCATGCGCTTATATCGTTGATAAGCGTCGCGACCGGAGCGAACGTCCCGTCAGAAGGAAGATGCAACTCACCACGGAGCCACCCCGATGACCCGCCGCAAGACCGACCCCACCGCCGCCCGCGACGCCCTGATCCTGGAGATCGCGCAGCGCCGCTTCTTCCTCGAGACGCTCGAGACCCGGAACTCCGACCGGCTCGATTTCCACGACGTCGCCGTCTGGGCGATCCGCGACGCGCTCGCCGAGGCCTACGAGGCCGGACGCCGCGCCGCCACCCAATCCTGAAAGGACGCCGCCATGAGCACGACCACCATCCGCATCGATCACGACGCCCTTCCGGACCAGTTCGACCGCTCCCGCCCCGACGCCGTCGCCGAGGTGATCGAGGCGGCCCTGCGCGAGGACGGGATCGCGGCCGAGGTCTCGGACGTCATCTCGCACCTCAAGATCGAACTGCCCACCGCGCAACTCGCCACCGCCAGCGCATCGCTGGCCTGGATGGGGCTGATCTGAGCCCGGGTAGTCAGATAGCAATCATATGGCTCTGAATTGCCTACACTTTCCGGCGCCACAGAGCGATTCTGATTGCACAGGGACGATGCAACTCAGCCCAAGGACCACCGCCATGACGAACACCACCATCACCACCCCGCGCATTGAGCTCCGCGCCGAGAAGGCGCGCCGCAACAAGGAGGCCGCCCTGAGTGCCTTCATCGGCAAGAAGGCCGAAATCGACGAGATGCTCGCCCGGCTGCAGGCGCTCAGCGACGACCATTTCAACTGCCACCCCGACGAGGTCGGCTGGGCGATGGTCGGAACGCTCGAACACTACGCCAGCCTCCTGAAGCGCATCACCGACAGCGCCTTCGGTGAGGGCGAGCACGCCCGCTGATCTCCGGCACCGCCGGAACTCCCGCCGCGCGCCCTGCGCGGCTCGGGGTCGTAGGAGGGCTGCGACGGTCGCGGCCCTGAGCACGGAGACGACCCATGACCCAGATCCAGCTTTCCGACGCCCAAGCCGTCATCCTTTCCGCCGCCTGCGCGCGCGAGGACGGGATGGTGTTCCCCGTCACCGCCAACCTCAAGGGCGGCGCCGTCGGCAACGTCTGCAAGAGCCTCCTAAAGCACGAGCTGATCGAGGAGGTGCCCGCCACCGACCTCAACACCGTCTGGCGGCACGACGACCAACATGGACCCATCACCCTGCGCGCCACCCCGCTGGCCTACAGCACCCTCGGGATCACGGAGGATCCGGAGCAGCCGCAGGACGGGCGGGCCGAGACCACGCTTGCGCCCGAGCCCGTCCGGCGCCGCAGCGGAACCAAGCAGGAGGCGCTGATCGCCATGCTCCGCGCCGAGGGGGGCGCCACCATCGAGGAGATCGTCGCCGCCACCGGCTGGCAGGCCCACACCGTTCGCGGCGCCATGTCCGGCGCGCTGAAGAAGAAGCTCGGGCTCGAAGTGACCTCCGAAAAGGTCGAGGATCGGGGGCGCGTGTACAAACTCCCCGCTGCCTGAGGCACCGGACGCCGACAAGTTGATGGCCGCCGTCCCACAGGGGCGGCGGTCGATCATTTGGCGCTCCGCATCCGGATGGCCTCGAACACCCGCCGCAAGGCGAAGGAACGGGCGATCGACACGATGGTGAAGATTGCGCCCATCTTCAGGTTCTGGGCCAGCGTCGTGTGCAGCCCGAAGACCGGGAAGATCAGGATCTGCGTGACCACGGCGACGCCGTAGCCGACGATCACGTTGGCGACGGACTCCACCAGCGACATGAGGCGGGTTTGCTTCATGCCGCCACCTCATCCATCGGCCAGGAGTTCAGCCGCGAGAGTTCGGAGCGCATGCGCCGCAACCAAGGGGACCACGCCGTTGCCACAGAGGCGAAGCCGGTCCACCCGGTGGGCCAGCCCATCAGCGCCTCGACGAACAGCGGGTTCAAGGTCCGGCGCGCATCGCAGGTATCGCGCCCAGCCGTCGGCGTCACCAGGACCTGGCGGCCAAGCAGGCCGTTCACCGGCGTCTTCGCCAATGTCGTCGCCCCGTCCTTGTGATCCCGGGCCGTCGGGGTCATCCACATCCCCGCCGGTTGGGTCAGGTCGGCCGTGCGGCGGTTCCCCGCGCTCGGCTTGCACCCATCGTTCGCCATCGGCGTCGGCCAGAGCGCCGCCGTTGTCGCGAGGTTCATCCCGTGCTGCCCCGCTTCTTGCGACGGAGTCGGCTTCGTCTGCCGGTTCTCGTTGGCGCTGGCCCTCGGCGTCGGCCAGAGCCGCAGCAGTTCCGTCCGGTTCCCGCCACTCGACCGGGTCCCAGAGCAGGCGCGCGGGGTCGGCCAGGTCGTCTCCCTCGCGGACGGCGAGGATGAAGAGCCGCTCGCGCTTGTGCGGTGCGCCGACTTCCGCCGCCGTGAAGAGGCCTGCCGCAAGGCAGTAGCCCATGCCGACCAGTCCTGCGGCGACTTCGGGGAAGCCGAGGCGGAGATGATGGGCGACATTCTCGAGGAAGACGAAGGGCGGCTCACACTCGCCGATGATGCGGGCGACATGGGGCCAGAGGTGGCGCGGGTCGTCGGCACCCCGGCGTTTGCCCGCGACTGAGAACGGCTGGCACGGATAGCCTGCAGTGACGATGTCCACCGCACCACGCCACGGGCGGCCATCGAAGGTTCCAACGTCGTCCCAGACAACAGCCTGATCCAGGGACGCATCTTCCATCCGCGCCACGAGAGTGGCTGCGGCGAAGGTTTCCCGTTCGACATGGCCCACAGCACGATATCCGGGGATGGCGATGGCGAGCCCGAGGTCGAGACCGCCCGCGCCGGAGCAGAGCGAGAGGCCGAACAGGCATGCGTCTCCGGCCCCGGAAGCGCGTCCGGAGGAAGGTAAAGCCAGGTCATGCATGTCACGCGGCGGTCTGGCGCTTTCGCGCGGGTTCGTGGGCTGCTTCCTTTGCCAGGGCGTCGGCGGGGGCTTCGGCATCGTCGCCCAGCCGCTCGGTCCTCACCTGCGCAAAGGTCCGACCGTCACCGTCGAGGATCGCGTCGCGGCCGGTCTCGGCCTGCCAGCGCTCGACCGCGACATCGACATAGGCCGGGCTGATTTCCATCGCGAAGACGCGGCGACCGTTGGCCTCGCCCGCCATGATCTGCGAGCCCGAACCTGAGAACGGCTCATAGCAGAGACCACCCCGCGCCACATGCTGGCGCATCGGGATCCCGAACGAATCGAGCGGCTTCGGCGTCGGATGGTCGGGCCGGTCGTCCTTGGCGAAACTCGGCAGCGCCCATGTCGATGGCAGCGTTTCCTCGGCCACCTTCGGCGGCCGGTTCGGGCGACGCCAGCCCATGAAACAGGGTTCGTGCTTCCAGAGGTAATGCGACCGGGTCAGGACGCCGCGGTCCTTCACCCAGATGATCTGTTGATGGACGAAGGCACCGGCCTTTTCCCAGCAAGCCTCCAGCATCGCCTGGCGGCGCGAAGCGTGCCAGCAGTACCAGGCGGCGTCCTCGGTGATCGCCTCGGCGACGGCGGCGGCGATGAAACCGTCGTAGAGTTCCGCACCCTGCGAGCTGTCGTCCCAGGTGACGCCGTAGGACTGCGACCAGTCCTTGTTCCGCGTCGGATGGTTCGAGCCGTCATAGTCCACCAGATACGGCGGGTCGGTGGCGAACAGGATCGCCCGCTCGCCGTTCATCAGGCGGCGCACGTCGGCCGCGCTGGTGCTATCGCCGCAAAGCAGGCGGTGGTCGCCAAGGATCCACAGGTCACCAGTGCGCGACGCAGGATTGCGCGGCGGTTCGGGGATGGTCACCGGCGGCACGGAGCCCCCGGCGCCACCTTCTTCACCGTCCCCCTCCGGCACGAAGGCCAGCAGCTTGTCGAGTTCGCCGTCGGAGAAACCGACCAGCGACAGGTCGAAATCCTCGGCCAGCAGATCGTTCAGTTCCGCCGACAGCAGCGCCTCGTCCCAAGTGCCGAGTTCGGTCAGCTTGTTGTCCGCAATCCGGTAAGCCCGCCGCTGTGCCTCGGTCAGATGCCCCAGCACGATCACCGGCGCTTCGGTCAGTCCGAGCTGCGTCGCTGCCAGCACCCGACCATGGCCCGCGATCAGCTCGCCGTCCTCGGCCACAAGGCACGGCACGGTCCAGCCGAACTCGGCCATGCTGGCGGCGATCTTCGCAACCTGGTCCGCGCCGTGCGCCTTCGCGTTCTTCGCGTAGGGTTGGAGCTTGGCCAGCGGCCAGGTTTCGATCCGCTCGGGTGCGAAGGCGAGGGACATGAGGTGGCTCCTTGTCGTGCAGGCGACGGTAAAAGGATCGGCACGTCAGGCAGTGCTTTTGTTTCTCGTCGCGGTGGGCCACTCTGACCAGGCGCTACGGACTGACGGGAGGACAGAGCATGTGGCCCGATCGACGGATCCAGGACCTGTTCGGCATAGAGCTGCCAATCATTCAGGCGCCGATGGCAGGCGCCGGACTATCGGATCTGGCCGTTGCGGTGGCCGAAGCGGGCGGGCTCGGATCGCTTCCCTGCGCACTGCTCACGCCGGACCATCTGCGCAACCAGTTCGGCGTCATTCGCCAGCGGACCGCGCGACCGATCAACGTGAATTTCTTCTGCCACCGTCCGGCCACGCCCGATGCCGCGCGGGAGGCGACGTGGCGGCGGAGACTGGAGCCGTACTACCGAGAGTTCGGTCTCGACCCGAACGCACCGGTTCCCGCGTCCAACCGCGCGCCTTTCGACGAGGAGTTCTGTGCGCTGGTCGAGGAGCTGCGCCCGGAGGTCGTCAGCTTCCATTTCGGTCTGCCGGAGCAGCGCCTGCTGGACCGGGTAGTCGCGACGGGCGCCAAGATCCTGTCCTCGGCTACCACCGTTGACGAGGCGCGGTGGCTCGAGGCGGAGGGATGCCACGCAATCATCGCGCAGGGTGCCGAGGCCGGTGGGCACCGCGGCATGTTCCGCACCGAGGACATCGCGACGCAGGTTGGGACGCTCTCGCTCGTGCCGCAGGTCGTTGATGCAGTGCGCGTGCCGGTGATCGCGGCGGGCGGCATCGCCGACGGGCGCGGCATCGCCGCGGCCTTCATGCTGGGCGCCTCCGCGGTGCAGATCGGAACGGCCTATCTGTTCACGCCTGAGGCCACCATCGCGGAGCCACATCGTCGCGCGCTTACTGCCGGCTCTGGGCGGGAGACGGCCCTGACGAACGTCTTTACCGGACGGCCGGCCCGCGGCATCGTCAATCGCATCATGCGCGATGTCGGTCCCATCGCCGCGGACGCGCCGCAGTTCCCGCTGGCGGGCGGCGCTCTCGCACCGCTGCGATCAGCCTCCGAGCCCGAAGGATCAGAGGATTTCATGTCGCTCTGGTCGGGCCAGTCCGCGGGGCTGTCTCGCGCGATGCCGGCTGGCGATCTCACCCGCAACCTTGCTGACCGGGCACTCGAGCTTCTGGTACGGGGGCCGAACCGCTAACGGTCCGGGGGCCGTCGGCCGGCACTTGGACGTGTCTTGCCCTATTCGCAGCTGGACTCCGACGCGGCTGGATCCATCGGCTTCCGGGTGGACTCCGGCATCCACGAGGTATCCACCCCGCGCTGCCGGTCAGGTGTTTGAATTCATAGGGGTTTCAGGCGTCGCGGGTGGCTTCTGGACTCCAGGTGGCTTCGCAAAAAATCGGCCCTGTCGCTGGCGATGTCCCGCGCTTCGCCCGCCAGCATACGAATGTCGCCAGGAAGGAACCGCGAACTCAATGGGTTAGCCCATTGGACCCCGGCTGGAACCTTCGCTGGACCCCGGAAGCCAGCGGCGCGGCCTTTGTCTGCGCGCTCCTCTCCCGAGCATATTCGTTTTCTAACGGCCTCGACGAAATGTGTAAGGGCCTGCGATGTACACCCGAAAATTTCCTCAGAGTACGATTTTTCTTGACAGCCGATTGGCGTTTTCGATGACGAACTGCTGTGACCGCCGGGGCGACGGCACGCGACCGTTCAGCCGCCAGGTGATCACCGCAAGGCCGTACTGCCAGCGCTTGGTCGCGGCCGTGCGCGACAGACCGAACTGCCAGCAGATCGGCTTCCACGCCGTTCCGTCGGCGCGGGCCCAGACCAGGCGCCCATCCTCGGGCTCGAGCCAGCGCAGCCAGAGCATCGCCTCCTCGGCCTGCGTGATCTGTCGCGGGCTGGGCCTCGGGCGACGCATCTTCGGCTCCTGACCGACCTTGTCGGCGAAGCTGTGGAAATACTCGGGCCAGGCGTTGAAGAAGCCCTGCGGCATCACGCCCGGCATCTGCCGCATCACGCCCGCCGCGAGCTCCAGCCGATCCTGCACCTGCGCCGTTGTCCACTCACCCATGACGCGCCTCCCGTTCCCGCTTGCCGTAGAGCCGCTCGCCGAGCTGCCGCACCAGCTCCCGCTCGGGCCAGGTCAGGCGGTCGTCGTCGATGGCGACGGCCAGCAGGCCCTGTTCCTTCCAGCCGTCGCGCTTGACCTCGTCGGGGTTGCGGCGGTGACCGCCGTAGCCCTTGGGCGTGAACCGCATGCCGCTCATTGCACACCTCCCCGGGTCTCCAGCGCCCAGAGCAGGATCGCGATGGCGTCGGCCTCGTTGTCGTCGGCGGGCGAGAAGCCGCGCGACCGGGCGGCCGCCATCATGGCGTCCTTGTTCGCGTTTCCCTTGCCGGTGGCGTGGCGTTTGATGGTACCGACGGGAACGCCCTCGTAGGGGATGCCGCGCAGCTCGGCCCATGAGGTCAGCGTGGCCATCAGTCCGCCATAGACGTGGGCGGCATCGGTCGCGGCATGGCGGCGGACCTCTTCGAACCAGATGGCGGCGACGGGCCCGGACAGCCGGTCGATCTCGGTGAGCCAGTTGGTGAACCGCAGATACCGCATGCCGCCACCGTCGAAGCGGCCGGGGCGGAAGGACGCCGTGCCTGAGGTGATCAGCCCATCGATGCCGTGCAACGCCCATCCCGTCGTGGTGCCGAGGTCGAGCGCCAGCGTCACCCGGTTGGCGCGGACGATGGGCCGCAGGTCGGGTATTGCCTCACGGGCGGAGGTGGCGAGAGTCACGTCAGCCATGGGTGGTCTCCTCTTCTGGTTGGCTGCTCGGGTGGAAAACGACGGTGGCCTGGTGCTTGGCGGTACGGGGCTGCCGTCGTCGGATCGGAATGTGCAGGGAGCGTCGGAGCCCGCGCGCGGATACCCTCGACGTATGGGAGGCGAGGCCAAACCTGCCGGTTGGCCTCCCCATACGTAGTATGGGGGCTTGCCCACTCGTCTCATGTTTTGGCCACAAGTCTCTGGCCCCGTTGATTTTTCACAGCTCAAGGGATGAGGCGGGCCGATGAGGAAGGCCTTTCTCATCCTCATCGCCAACCCATTGATTTCATTGAGCCATGAGGAAGGGATGAGAATGATGAAGGCCGCGCTCATGATGAGGAAGTCAGTCATGGGCATCCTCCGGATAGACCCAGACGGAGGGGTTCTCGACCTCACGCGCGCGGCCGGAATGGGGGCATTTGTAGTGGGTCGGCAGCACCGCGACGCCCTCGGCAAGAACCTCTCCGGTGTCCGTGTCGATCACGGGATCGCGGCCGAAGCGCATGTCCCTGATCACGAGATATCCGAAATGCGATTGCGTCCCGGCGTACCCGTGCTCCGTGAAACTCCGGCGAAACTTGATCAGGCCCTTGGTGGCGAGCACCGACAGCCGCTCACGGATGCTGTAGCGCCCGCCGAGATCGTGCTGGTTCTCGAACGCCTCCGCGAACTGCGTGGCGGTGTAGAGCCGACCCTCGGCCGCCTCGTCGAAGATCATCCCCAGGACGACCTGGTTCTTCCGATCCCGCTCGGCATCGTGCCTGGCGCCGATGTCCTGGCGCACGAGGCGCTCGTTCATCGGGTTGATCTCGACCCATTGGCCGCGCACCTTGTCGATCAGCTTCGATGGCACCGCGGGGCCGTTGCGCAGCTCGATCTCCAGCTTGCGCTCTGACGCGTCCTCGTCGGGGCGGTGCAGGATCAGGCCGGAAGTGTAGAAGCCCCGCAGGGCGCTGGCGCCGGAGAGCGCGAGGAACGGATCCTCCTTCACCTGGTGCTTGCTGAGCTTCTTGGTGTGGTGGATCAGGATGACCCCGCAGTCCGGGTCGATGTGGTCGCGCAGAACCTCGACCCGCTCCTTGAGGAAGAACATCATGGCGGTGTTGTCGTTCTCGCCGCCGCCATCCGGTCCCCCATCGAAGAGGTTCCGGATCGGGTCGACACAGAGGATGTCGGGCGGCGCATCCGGGAATGCCGTCCGGATCGCGCGGACAACCCGCACGCTGCCCTCGTTGTCGAGCAGCATTTTCAGCTTGGGTGTGGCGACGAAGGTGTCGCGCGCGGCGGCCAGCACGTCGGGCGGCAGAGCGATCTGCTTCAGCCGCTCGCGCAGATAGTGATACTGGATCTCGGCCTGCAGGTAGAAGATGCGCAGCGGCCGTGGCGGCGTGAAGCCAAGGAACGGCACGCCGGCGGCCATATGGACAAGCCAGGAGATCAGCAGGTCGCTCTTGCCGACCTTGGGCGCACCGCCCAGCACCAGCAGTCCGCCTGGCGTCAGCACCCGGGGCGCGATGATGTCCTCCGGCATCGGGCTCTGATCGTCCAGCAGCGCGCCCAACTTGAAGGCGGGCATCTCGACCGGTCCCGGTGCGCCGGAGTCCAGCCGGATCAGCGGCGGGCCGTATTTCTCGACATGCCGTTCCCAAAGCCGCTCGGACTCGCGCTTGAGCCGTTCGACCGGCCACTGGGGCCGCAGCATCGCGGCGTTGTAGCCGCAGATGCCGATCCAGCCCTCGTCCTTGGTCATTCGGCCCTCGTGGACCATCCGGATGAAGTGCCCGATCGCGGCGGAGGCGCCCTCGAAACGGGACCAGTCGTCCTGCGTCCCCTCCCGCACCGGCGTGACCAGCACTTCGCCCATGGCGGGCTTGTCGGGATGGGTGAACGCAGGCTGCAGTGACACGCCCGGCGCGGGCGGCATGTCGGTGACGGCTTCGATGAATTCGGCCAGATCGCATTCGCGGTCGGCGTTCAGTTCGACGATCCGCACCTGCGTCTTGAGGTTGTTCTTGTAGTAGACCGAGCCCGCCACCCGGATCGGCTGATGGGCGGACCGGAAATGCATGTCGCCGCCGACCTTTGCGGCGATGTCACCGCGCAGACGGCAGACGCGGGCCATGTCGTCACCCTCGGCGGGTTCGGTCAGCGCCCACCAGACGTGGCACTTGCGCTGCCCCTCGGCCGTGACGCCGCCGCTCTCCACCACCATGCTGGGCGCACCGAGGTGGCGCTCGAGGTGCGCGCGCTTGGCGGCGATGTCACCGGTGTCGAGATCGACGACCACCGTCTGCATCTGCAGGATATCGGTGGCCTTGGCCTGGCCGGGCGCGGCGACAGTGCCTGGGATCACATAGACTGCCGCCCCCTCGCGCGAGGCCCATGTCGCGAAGGTCGCCATCTTTTCCGGGGCGGAATGATCCGCTTCCAGCCAGATGTTGTGCGGGCGGCCATCGATGCCCTGACCCTTGTCGATGAAGCTGCGGACAGGGATCAGACCGTCGCAATACCCGAAGACGACCTGCATGAATTGCGCGATCTGCGCAGGGTCCGGCTCGTCGCCGAAGACGTCGATCTGCGGCGCGGCATCGTTGAAGTCGCGCCATGGGTTGAAATGGACGATGTTTTCCTTGGGCTCATCGGGCGTGGTGTCGTCGCGCATGGCTGGCTCCTGGTCGGGACCGGATGGCTCGGTGGGCTCGTCGGTCATGCAGCCAGGCTCCAGCACCGCTCGGCATGAGCGCAGAACCGGCACTCGAAGAAGTCGCGGCTGGCGGCGATGCGGGGCAGCAGCTCGCCGGCGTCGGTGGCTTGCAGGATCCGCACCGCGCGGTCGGACATGCGCTGCGCCAGATCGGCATCGAAGGCGACCTGCTCGTGATGCAGTTCGGCCGTGTCCTTGTTGATCGCCGTGAACAGTGCCGGGGCCGAGGAAATGCCCGGCACCGAGGGCTCCATGTAAGCTTGGTAGATCGCGATCTGTGCGGCATAGACGGGCTTGGAGACGGCGACCCCGTCCTTGACGCAGGCCCTCCAGTTCTTCGCGTTCATCGTCTTGCATTCCCAGAGCGCCGGGGTGCGGAGACCGAGCGCGGCCGGGGCGCCGGCCACGATCCCGTCGACGTGGCCCCGGATGCGACCACCGGCGACGGAGAAGCCAAATTGACCGCCGTCGCGTTTTTGGGTGACCAGATCGATCCCGGCGGCACGCAGCCAACGGATAGCCAGTTCCTCTAGCTGATGACCGATCGCGAAGATTCGCAGGGTCTGGCCGCCGAAATCCGCGCCCTCATCCTTGGGCGCGCCCGCGAACTCGAACTGCAGCGCGCGTTCGCAGGCATGCCCCAGACGGGACGCGCCGAGATAGGTTCGGGGCGGCGTGGCCTCCCGCTCGGCGATCAGCGCGGCGTCGACCAGCATGTTGATCCGCTCGGCCATGGAGGGGCGCGGGTTGAAATCCAGCATCAGAACGGCACCTCGCTCCTGGCGGCGATGCGCGACATCTCGGCGCCATAGCCCTCCAGAACCTCCTCGATCAGCGCGGTGACCTCTGTCGCATCGAGATCCCGCAGCCGCTTGTCCCAGCCGATTTGGTCCATGGTCGTGCCGAGCCGCTTCATCACCATCGCTATGGCGAGGCGTTCTTCATCGGTCGTTCCCTGCATGGTCAGTCCTTTCCGGTGGCGGGCTGCGAAGAACGCCTGGCAGTGCATCGAGCAGAACCAGCGGTATTCGCGGGGGCGGGGTTTGTTGGGGTTGAAGAAACCGAAGCCGCGCGCGAGGCGCAGACAGACGGCGCAAGACTTGAGGCGCGGGTGCCAGAGCCGAATACGCTCCGGGCAATCCGCAGGCGCTGCGGGCGGGGATTGGACTTGCGCGACATGATTCACGCCGCCCTCCGCTCGGGCTCAGCCGCCGTGACGAGGCGCCGGATGTCGCGCTTGTTGAACTGGAACGAGATCAGCGCGGAGGCGCGATATCTGGTCAGGCCGTAGTCGCGCCGGAACTCGGGCGGCAGGCAGTTCAGCTGCTTTTCCGTCGCGTCCTGCTTCAGCCAGCCCTTCGACTTGAAGGCGCTCTCGTCGGTCTCATGGGTGTTAAGCCAGTCGTCGGCCTGCGCGAGACAGACGATGCGCTCGCCCACGCTCAGGAGCCGCGTCACCTTGCCCTTGGCGCCCCCGACCGCGTGCCAGCGGCCCTCGAGGAAGAACACGCCGCCCCAGGCGTGAAAGCCGTTGGCCATCAGCGCGGCGTCGTCGCCGAACAGGTCCACCCACGCGAAACTCGATCGCTCGAGGAGATCGAGCTCGGTCATGACAAAACTGTCGATGGGCTCCGCGCCTTCGCGCGGCAGCTCGCACCCGCAGATCGGGCATTCGGTGACCGCGATCGGGATCTCGGCCTTGCATTCGGGGCAGAGTTTCGTCGGGGCTTCCCCCGGCGTCGGAACGCGCCCGTCGAGATCGACATCCTGTTCCAGCGTGCCGTGCGTGAGACTCGACGTCCCGAAGTCGAGTACGATGCAGTCGGTCTTCACGATTCCGGGGTGTTCCTCGGGATCGACGGTGCGCAGGCCGCGCCCGACCATCTGGATCATCGTGGACTTGTAGGAGCTCGGGCGCAGCAGCACGACGCAGGAGGTGGGCGGGTGGTCCCAGCCCTCCGTCAGCACCGCCACGTTGACGATGACGCGGATGTCGCCCGCCGCGTAGTCTGCGAGGATCGCCTTGCGGGTCTCGGCCGCCAGATCGCCGTGGATCAGCGCGGCGGAAACCCCCGCTGCCCTGAACGCGTCGGTGACGTGTTCGGCATGCGCGACGGTGGAGCAGAACACCACGGTCTGCCGTCCTTCGGACCCCGCCTTCTCCTTCCAGTGCCGGATTACCTCGTCGGTGACCGGGGCGCGGTCCATGATGCCCGCCACCTCCGCCATGTCGAAATCCGACATGGTCTTGCGGACCGAGCGCAGCTCGTCCTGCACTCCCACGTCGATGACGAAGGTGCGGGGCGGGACGAGGTGGCCAGAGGCGATCAGTTCTCCCAGCCGCACCTGGTCGGCGACATTGTCGAAAACCTCGCGCAGGCCCTTCCTGTCGCCCCGATTCGGGGTGGCCGTGACCCCGAAGATCCGGGCGTCGGGATTGGCTTCGCGCACCCGGTCGATGATGCGGCGGTAGCTGTCGGCGACGGCATGGTGCGCCTCATCGACAACCAGCAGGTCAAGGCGCGGCATGTCGGCGAGGTTCGAGGCCCGCGCCAGCGTCGGCACCATGGCGAAGGCGACCTGGCCGCCCCAGGACTTCTCGGTGGCGTCAATGACCGATGTGGCGACGCCCGGCACCACGCGCTGGAACTTGGCGCGGTTCTGAGCGGTCAGCTCGTCGCGATGGGCCAGCACGCAGGCCTTGGCGCCGCCGGCAATCATCTCGCCGGTGACCGCCGAGAGCATGATGGTCTTGCCAGCACCCGTGGGCGCCACGCCCAGCGTGTTGCCGCGGGAAGCGAGCGCAGCAACGCTGCGCTCGACGAAGGTCTTCTGGCGGGGGCGCAGGCGCATGGCCGGTCTCCCCTTACTGCGCCCAGCTCGGCCGACCGGCGAACCCGGGGGCGGACGAGGGCTGGCTGGGCTGATGTGCGGGTGCCGCAGGGGTGGTCTGCTGCGGGGCATGCCCGGCTGCACCGTGTCCGCCAAACTGCAGCGGTGCAGTCCCCATGACCTGCGCGTAATCGCGATGATCCGGCGTGACCGCGCTGCGGATCTCGTTCTTGTCGTCGCCGCTGGCGTCGGTGCCGATGTCGATGCGGGCGATGAACTCGATCCCGTCGAGATCGGCAAAGCCGTTGATGCGCCGCGCCGCCTGCGCCTCAGCCGACATGTCCTTGTCGGAAATCCCGCGCGCCGAGTTCAGCATGCCGCGCACGAGGCTGCGGCCCATGTTCGCCCAGTCAGGCCCCTTCGGGCTGTAGAGCCCGATCAGGGTGAAGATCTTGCGCCGGGCGTACTGGCCCTCGGTCACCGTGAACTCGCCGTTCAGGTAGACAGCACCCGTCGAGCCGCGGGTGGCATAGCCACCGGTCCAGCCCTGCGAGGCATCGTCGAAACCTCCGGGGCGGATTGTCAGGCGCACCTTCGCCAGCGTGCCCTTGGGGATCAGGTTGGTGTTGCTTTGCGCGTCGTTGAAATCGTTCCAGGAACCCATGGGGAACCTCCTTTTCTGATCAGGATTGCGGTTGGGATTGGGCGTCAGCCGCCGGATCGGCGGGTGGCGGGGTGTAGGTCAGGCGCTTGGGCGCTGGCGCGACGGGGGCGCGGATCTTCGTCATCAGGCGGCCGAGATGAGGCTCCTCGACCTGATCCAGACGGCCGGAGCGGTCCTTGGCCGGAAAGCCCCAGGGGTTGATCGTCTGGCAGACGAATGCGCGATAAGGATCGCCATCGGCCTTCAGCTCGGCCATGGTGATCACCTCGTCGACAATCCCCGGCAGCTCCAACCCGGTCTTCGAGCCGTCGATCTGCGGCTGGAACACCTTGCGATTGAAGTCGTCGAGCTTCTCGTCGAGGATCCCGACGAACCAGACGTTCTTCGCCCGCGTGTGCTGGAGATGGGTGAGCCAGCCGATCATCTCGCGCCCGTGCAGCCCGTAGGCCCCGCGCACATCCGGCTTGCCGGTCTTCTCCGACAGCGCCTCGGGCTGGCCCTTGCACCACCCGAAGCACAGCCGCCCGGCGACGGTGATCGAGTCCACGAAGATCGTGTCGTAGCGATCGAGCGCGGCCGGATCGCCGAAGCGGTCGCAGACTGCCTTGTAATGCGCCGGGCTGTAGGGCTGCTCGTCGCGCAGCGCCGGGTTGGGCCCGCCGATGAACACCGCTAAATCCCGGCATTCCGTCCAGGTCCGCGGCCGGATGCTGTCGCCCTCCCAGCCCTCGATGGCGAGATCGCCCGCCTCGAGATCCATGAACAGGGTGGTCGATGCGTTCAGCGTCCAGAGGAGCGAGGTCTTCCCGATGCCGGACTTGCCGAAGATGCAGCCCTTGATCCCGCGTGGCTCGGCCAGCCGCTGGTCGGCGCTGATGATCGGAAGGCTCATTGATCGCCCCCCTGCGGGACGATCTCGATCTTCAACGTGCCGGGCCGGACGGTGCGCGCGGGCTCGAAACCGGCGCGGATCGCATCGGGCCAGGCGGCATATTTGCGCTCGGGCACTTTGAAGGCGATGTCGACATACTGGGCGGGATCGTCCCCGGCGGCGCGGATACGCTCGACCATGGCGGCGAGGCGATCCTGATCCCAGTCGACCCGTTTCGGCAGATCCGCGACCACGGTGAAATCGCCGTCGTCGAAGCGGATCGTCCCGGTGTCCTTGCCCGCGGCCTGCCGCTCCTCGGCGGCGCGGGTGGCGTAACGGACCGTCAGTGCGCCATCGAGGCGGGCCTTCGCGGCCTTGGTCCGCGCCATGCGCTCGTCGACGTCGCGCTGCAGGATGGCCAGCAGTTCGACGGGCAGCTGAGCGATGTCCTGCAGGCCGAGGCCCGGCAGGTCGTCGACGGTGGGGGTGTTCGCGGGGAACGGCATGTAGGGGTCTCCATGATCGGCAAAAAGGGATTGAAAGGCGGTCATCACGCGGCCTCCTGCTCCGCGAGCAGAAGCGCGGATAGCGACACGGCTGCGGCCTTCGGTTTGGGGCGGGCGACGGCGATGTAGGCGAACTGGTCGGGGCCCGTGCGCTCCTGCACCAGGTGCACGAGGCCCTGTTCGGCGGCCCAGAAGGCGCGCGACCCGAGCCGTGCCAGTTCTGCTCGCTGCTGATCCGGCAACCGGGCGAACATCGGGAAGATGTCGAGAACCAGAAAGCCGCGATGGTATTCGAGCCGGTCGCCCGGCACAGCCTGCGCCACCCAGGCGCAGAACTCGATCTCGGTGAGCGGTCGGCGGGCGCGGACCGTGATGAAGGGTGTGGTGCCCATGAACATGATCTCCTCCTTTCGCCTCTACTCAGGCCGCCGCGAGATCGTCCCAGGCGGGACCGAGACCGTGGGCGGTGAGGACGTGACGGAGATCGGCGAGGCGGCGGTAGAGCGCGGACCGGCTGCCGAAGCCCTCGCCCGCGAGCGCGGTGACGGGGCGATGCGCCAGCGCCGCGCAGAACCGGCGATCCTCGGCCGGGAGCCGCGCGAGGGCGGTTTCCATGGCGTGGCAAAGTTCGGTGACAGCGGCGGCGCAGCAGGTTTGGCCGTGCCAGGCGGCAAGCCCGTCGTCCTCGGTCAGCGTATCGCCGACCGGCTCGCGGGTTACGGACAGCGGCACCTCGAGCGACAGCAGCGACCCACCCTGCGCACGGCGCTGGCGGTGATGGCGCATCGCGATCCGGGAGGACTGGTTGCGCAGGACGATGTTGGCGAAGGCGCCGATGCTGCCGCGCGAGGGATCGTAGGCGGGCAAGCGGCGCAGCAGATCAACCAGGAGGTCCTGACCCAGATCCTCGCGTTCGTAGACCGGCAGGCACAGCTTGCGCCGCAGCAGTTGCGCCGCCGCATCGGCTTCGCGGATGATGGTTTCAATGTCGTCGGGGGAAAGTTCGATCTGCATCGCTGTGCGCCTCGGTCATCGTTTCTGATGAGCCCAAGGTGCCGGATGCGGTCGGCGCGCAGGTGGGAACGGGGTGGGAATGAGGTGGGCGTTTGGTGGGCCTGACAAATTTCTGACGAAGGCTACGCGTAGAAAGGCCTTGTCCGTTCAAGATCACGGCGGCTTCGTTCTCCTCTTGCCTATGGTGGCAATGCGGAGAAAGACCAGCTTCACGACCGCGCGAAGGTGGCGATCAAAGTTGCAGTCCTTGCATGGAGAGATGTTTTGGCTCTACCAGTACATGTTACGCCCCGTGATCGTTCCCAACCGCGAAAACAGACATCTACATCATGAGCGCTGATTTAAAGAACGCAATCCTCGAGAAGGTGTTTTCCAATTACTTGGAGTCAGGTGACTTCAATGGACTTGGCGTATTCTCGATGACAAGCTCTGCTGATATTGCAGCCATAAGGGAGCTGATCGCCGACGGCGGTCTGGATTTGGTGCGCGGCGACGCACATCCGAATCCGCATATTAAGGCTTTCCCTGCAGATTCAGTCGAGATCCAACTCGAAAAGATCGATGCACTCGGACTTGAGGGCTGCCTATACCCCACCCCACAGCTGCTGAAGGAGCGGAACGCGGGAGCCAACGAAACCGCCCCATATACGCGGGCTCTGAAAGAAGGCGCGCCTCAACTCAGCTACCGCGCCTTCGACCTCCGCGCTCTTGAATGGTATCGCAATGACCCACGGTTTGACTTTGACGTCGATGACATTCACGGCCGCATTCTGCAGAAAAAAGGGACTCAGGTAGCGGAACGTGCGGTAGTTCTTGATGGTCTGGAATTCTTTGAGTTTGGCTTTGCCTATGATGATGAAATGCATCGAGCATTGGCTGCCTTCATCCGGTACTTGCATGACCTGCCAGAAGCACAGCAGATCGAGATGCAAAAACATGAGTTAACGGGTTCGTATAAGTTGCATCCAGATTTTTTCCGTACTCAGATCATCGGAGACTTCCCCGAAAGGATGTCTATTTATGACGCCTTCCTGCAGGAGAAGGTTGAGATAAATCGGATGTGTGAGCTTATGGGCAAGCCCAAGCTGTTCCGTACCGAGTATCGCGATTTAATGCGCCCGCGTGGGTTTGGCATCTTGATAAGGCCAACCAAGAAAGAATTTCGAGATTTTGCTCTGCTACTTGATCAGCTTTTAAGCGATGACTTGAACCGGGATTTCTTCAGGGGGGATTTGGAGCTGAACCGTAACCTAACCGACGAAGATGGAAACAGAGTCACTCAGCCTAAAGGCACCATCCAACTTCTCGAGGAATGGGTTGGTTCGAAGTTCAGACCAGCTGAGCCAGCTGAAATGGCGCAACTCTTTGCTAATTTCCGAGCGGTACGCAAAGTTCGCCAGAAGCCGGCACATATTATCGAGGATAACGAGTTCGACCAGAAGTACGTCGCCGAACAGCGCGAGTTGATCAGTAAAGCTTTTGATGCGGTCCGTACCTTGCGAATGGTGCTAGAGAACCATCCTGCAACACGCGAACATGAAGTGCCTGACTATTTGCGAGAGGCAAAGGTGTGGACAATGTAGCAGCAGCGGCTTCTGCAGTACTTGCGTTCGCGTTTGGCGTACGCAACTTGAGCCTGGCAGCATAGACGATTTCGTCCGCCCAGCAGGGCACAACCGTGGGCGCTGGTTCAGCCTTCAACCACGATCTCCGTTGCCGGGACGCCGAGCCGATAGCCACGGTTGCGCACTGTCACGATCAGGGTCTTGCTCTCGGCATCGGTGAATCCGGCAGACTTGAATGCGTCGCGCAGTTCACGGATCAGATCCTTGGCCTCGCGCGCCGTCGTGCCTTCGACATGCGATCCGGAGGCGACCTGATCGCGCGACAGCGCCTTTTCCAGCAGGCGCTCGAACACGGGGAAAATCTGACGCGACAGAATGACGGAGCGACCGTCCCATTGAACCTCGGCCGTTGCCCTTCGCACACGAAGCACGGGCGTCAGCGGAATTGGCGCCAGAGCCGCGACATCGATTGCGACGCCGAGGCCATCCGAGGCTGGCAGCAGCACCCCGAGCGTTTCCATCACGTGGAAGCCTGCATCATGATGTCGCTGCGCCGCTTCCGCTGGCAACTGCGGTGCGAGGATAGTGATGTCCGAGCCCTGCGCCGCCTGGCGCAAGGATGCTATGATGCCGTCGCCGGTCAGGGCTGCGGACTCCAGCACAAGAAACACTGCGCGCCCCGATGGCGTATCGCCGAGCCGCCAGACCTTCTCTGCCGCCAGCTTCGGGGCCGCGCCAAATCCCGCAGCCGCGCCGATCACGGATGCCAGTGCCGCAGCCCCGATACGGAACTCGCGCAGATCGTCCTCGGTGAGATCGATGTCATGTCGGCGGTCGAGCGGGCACTCAGCACGATATCCATCGCCCACTTTCCGGATCGGCCGACAGGGGAGTCCGCATTCGCAGACATCGCAGACCTCCCAATCGATGAGCGGCGCCTGTTCGACAAGGACACGTTTCGCCAGGAGCCGGTCGAAGACCGGACCGAAGAAGGGCACGGCAAGGTCGCCGGACAGGATTGCGTCGTCGCCAGCCTCACTCAGCCGCGTCAACAACCTCAAAATCGTCTCGGTCATTCATCAGCCCGTTCCGTTCGATCAGCTTCATCACCCGCGCCTCATGCTGGGTGCGGCGGAACTGCACGACGCCCGGGGGCCGCAGCTTGACCGTGACCTGCGGCTGGCGCTTGCCGTCACCCTTGAACAGGATTCGAAACACAAGCTCGCCCAGCCGCCAGGCACCAGCGAACGACACCGGCGTGCTGCCGAAATGCTGGAGCGCGTCACCACTGAGGTCCCGCGACCGCAGCGTGCGCACCACGCGGAGATACCCCTTCTTGCCGGGCGCCATCAGGTCGGCCGCCGCCTCGATGATCAGCACCTTGTCGATCAGCGGATCGTAGGCGGCGTCGAAGGCGAAGCCCGGTCCGGCCAGTTCGACCGGGCGCAGGGTATAGAGGTCCTGCGCATCGTCGCCGTCGAAGAAGCCGGGCCTGTCGAGGATGATCGAGGCGAAGAGTTCAGCGATCTCGGGTTGATGCGCCTTCCGGATGCGGGCCAGTCGCAGCATGCCGGTGTTCTCTGAGTATCGCAGCACGGCGTGGGAAATCTGGCGCACGCTGATGACCCGTTCGACCTGGCCCTCAACGACCGGCATGGTCGAAACCATGGAGCCGTGGCTGACCACGAGGTTGATCTCGTCATCGTCGTCGTAGTCGCCCACCCGGCAGTAGTCCCCGAGAAACGCGTCACGGAAGAGCGCGGCAACGGCCGTCCGGAACGCCTCGACCTTCTCCGCCGTCAGATCGATCGCGACGCCACGTTCCCGCCCGGCATATTCATGCAGGCGGTCGGCGGTGAGCATCGCCATGTGATCGGCGGCCGCGTCAAACAGATCGGGATGCTCCAGAAACACCCGGACGGCGATGTGCTTGGGATCATGCGCCTTGTTCGGCGAGTCCTCGTCGCCGGTCTTCATGTCGGGGAACAGATCGACGCCCTGACGGGCAGCCTGCGCTTGGATGATCTCGAGGCCGCGGGCATCGCCCAGTTCCGCAATGCGGTGCAGATCGCCGCGCAGCCCCTCGGGATAGCTGTCCTCGGCACCGGTCAGCAGTTTCTCCAGTGCCTCGCGGGCGGCATCCTCCTCCTGGTCCAGCAGGTCGGCGGAGAAGCCCTTGTACTTGCCCTCGTGCCGCGCCAGCAGCGGCTTCATCAGGGCGAGATCAATGGTCTTGATGAACCGGGGGTTCACGAACTTCTTCAAATTGCCAGCCACGACGAATCCCCTTTCCTGCAAAACCAGTGTTCTTGATACGTTCTTTCGTGTGATTCATCAACCTGCGTGGGATCGGCTGGGACGCTTCCTGGCATCGACGAGTAGAGGCCAGAGGAGACGACTGCTCCGAGGCCCGCATGAAACGCCCCAATCCCCTGCCTGCCGACCAGATGACCACAGCCGAGCGCCGAGCCGAACTGTGCGGCCTGCTGGCTCTCGGGCTTGTTCGGTTGCGGATGCGGGATGGGGGCGAAGTATCTGACGATACTGGAGAACGTGGCCTACACTATCCGCCCGACCAATGCCGTCATGCAACTCCAACGCACCGGAGAAATGCATGAACAAGCCCGATCCCATCCCCGCCCGGCTGGCCGCGCTCAAGACCACGCCGACGCCCGACCTGAAGCAACAATGGCGCGACCTGTTCGACAGCGAGCCGCCACCCTTCAACCGCCGCTACCTCGAAAGCCGGCTGGCCTATCGCATCCAGGAACTCGCCTATGGCGGGCTGAAGCCCGAAACGATCCGGCGCCTCGAACGGCTCGGCGAGGAACTGGACGGCGGCGACAGGAAGAAGCGCGGCATGCGCGCCGATCGCGACCGACCGATCACCGGTACGCGGCTCCTGCGCGAGTGGCAGGGCGTCGAGCAGATCGTCACCGTCACCGCCGACGGCTTCGAATGGCAGGGGCGGCCCTACAAGTCGCTGTCCGCCATCGCACGGGCCATTACCGGCACGCGCTGGAACGGCTGGGTGTTCTTCGGGCTCAAGAACCACAGGGGGCGGAGATGACGAAGCCGCCGGATAAATCGAAGGTCGTCCGCAAGCTGCGATGTGCCGTCTACACCCGGAAGTCCTCCGAGGAAGGGCTGGAGCAGGAGTTCAACAGCCTCCACGCCCAACGTGAGGCCTGCGAGGCCTACATTGCCAGCCAGCGCTCCGAAGGATGGGTGCTTGTCCGCGATCAGTATGACGACGGCGGCATTTCGGGCGGCACACTGGAGCGCCCCGGATTGAAGCGGCTGCTGGAGGATATCGAGGACGGGCTGGTCGACGTGGTCGTCGTCTACAAGATCGACCGCCTCAGCCGCTCGCTCGCCGACTTCGCCAAGCTGGTCGAGGTGTTCGACCGGAACGGGGTGACCTTTGTCTCGGTCACGCAGAGCTTCAACACGACCACGTCGATGGGCAGGCTGACGCTGAACATCCTGCTGTCCTTCGCCCAGTTCGAGCGCGAGGTCACGGCCGAGCGCATCCGCGACAAGGTCGCCGCCAGCCGGAAGAAGGGCATCTGGATGGGCGGGGTGCCGCCCTACGGATACCGGGTAGAAAACCGGAAGCTGGTGGCCGACGAAGAAGCCGCCGAGCATGTCCGATGGATCTTCGCCCGCTACCTCGAGATAGGATCGGGGACCGAACTGGCGCGCGAGGTCGCGAAACGCGGCATCCGCACGCCCCGCGGCAACCGGATCGACAAAAAGTACCTCTACCGGATGCTGAACAACCGCGCCTATATCGGCGAGGCGGTCCACAAGGGCGAGAGCTACCCCGGCGAGCACGACGCCATCATCGACCGCGAGACCTGGGACCGCGTCCACGCCATCTTGCAGGAAAGCCCGCGCAAGCGCGCCGCGCGCACCCGCGCCGACACGCCCGCGCTGCTGAAGGGGCTGCTGTTCGGGCCGGACGGCGCGGCCTTCTCGCCGACCCACACCCGCAAGGGCGACAGGCTCTACCGCTACTATGTCAGCCAGACCGTGCTGAAGCATGGCGCCGGATCATGCCCGGTCGGCCGCGTGCCTGCGGGCGAGATCGAGGCCGCTGTCATCGACCAGCTGCGCGCTGTGTTCCGCCAACCCGAAATCATGGCGGGGACATTTAAGGCGGCGCGCAACCATGCCGACAACATTACCGAGGCCGACACTCGCGTGGCCCTGCAGCAGCTCGACCCGCTGTGGGACGAACTCTTCCCCGCCGAGCAGGCGCGCATCGTCACGCTGCTGGTCGAACGCGTCGATATCGGCGCGAACGGGCTCAACTTCCGCCTGCGGATGGACGGGCTGGCGGCGCTGGCGCGTGAAATCACCACCGATGCAGGAGCAGCAGCATGACCCGGGCCACGTCTATCCCCGACACTATGACCATCCATGTCCCGTTCCGCGTCGTGAAGCGCGGCGGGCGGAAGGAGATGGTGCTGCCGGAGGGCGCCGCACAAGCACGCATGCCGGACAACACACTGGTCAAGGCGCTGGCGCGCGCCTTCCGCTGGAAGCGGATGCTGGAGTCGGGCGAGTTCGCGTCGATTTCGGAACTGGCCGAGAAAGAGGGGATCGCCTTCACCTACATGGCGCGGCTGATGCGGTTGTCGCTCCTTTCCCCGGAACTCGTCGATGCCGTGATGGACGGCCATCAGCCCGCGAATATTACACTCGCCAATTTGATGGACCCGTTCCCGGCCGACTGGAAAGAGCAGCGCGCGCTCTGGTCCGACGTTAACTGATTCCCGCGTGCAAAATGGCAACCGGCGCGATAGGTAATTTAAAACAAGACCTTTTCGTGAGTTTCTGCGCCGCATGTCCGACATTTCCGACCTGATCCTGACCCTGTCACCCGAAGACGGTTCCACCATCGGCAACGGGGCCATGCTGGCGCTGCTGCGCGAGCACATGCCGGACCTTGCCGAAGACGACTACATCGCCGCGCGCGATGCGCTGATCGACGAGGGTGTGCTGGGGCGTGGCAAGGGACGTGGCGGGTCGATCTTCCGCGTCACCGACGATCTGGGCGATGAGGATGACGACCTGGACGAGGATGAGGGCGACGAGGACGATGGGTTCGAACTGACCCACACCGAAGAGGCCGCGCCGCGTCAGCCGCGGGCCAAGGCCGGGAAGAAAGTCGCGCGCAGGCCGGACGGGCCGGTGCAGGTGCTGTCCTACCGCCACGGCGAGACGCGGGTGAACAACCCCGAGGTGGGCATGGTCCATGCCGGCACCGATCCGGATGGCGACAAGACGGTCTGGGCCTACGACCCGCATCTCGACCCGGTGCTGAACTTCGATTCTGCGCGGGCGGGGATCGAACGTCTGATCGACGAGGCGCTGGCCAGCGGTGATCTCGAACAGATGCGGGACGCGCTGCAGGAGCTGAAGCGGCTGCAGGCGCCCTATCTGAACTGGACGGGCAAGGCGGAGCGGACCAGCGTCGAGGTCGATACCGTCTCGCTCCATGTCCATGAACGGGTGGACCCGGCGACGATCCTCGCCAATGCGGCCAAGCGGCTGAAGGGCAAGGATTCCGCAACGCAATGGCGGCAGCCGGACCTGTTCGCGGCGCCGTTCGAGAACCTGCCGCTGCGCCAGGCGCTGGACTTCTACCACCACGAAAAGGGCTGGTCGAACCGGCTGGTGGCGGGCGACAGCCTGCTGGTCATGAATTCGCTCCTGACGAAGGAGAGCATGGGCGGCAAGGTTCAGATGATCTACATCGACCCGCCCTACGGCATCAAATACGGGTCGAACTTTCAGCCCTTCACCAACAAGCGCGACGTGAAGGACCGATCAGACGCCGACCTGACGCAAGAACCCGAGATGATCAAGGCGTTCCGGGACACCTGGGAACTCGGCATCCACTCCTACCTCACCTATCTGCGCGACCGTCTGATGCTGGCGCGGGAATTGCTGACCGAGAGCGGGTCGGTATTCGTGCAGATTTCGGATGAGAACTTGCACCACGTTCGACAGCTGCTTTCAGAGGTGTTCGGCGCTGAAAACACGATGTCGCTCATCAGCTATTCCACGACCGGAGGATTCGCCACATCGGGTCTCAGCCGGACGGGCGATTACATTCTCTGGTTCGCCAAGAACAAAGAGAAGGTGAAATTCAATCGTCTCTACCTCCGAAAAGACCGGTCTGAAGCGGTGCGTGGGGACTACGATCAGGCACAATTTGCCAATGGCAGCCGAGGCCCGCTACCCAAAGAGCAAAGGCAAAGACCAGAAACGGTCCCGGAAGAAACAAGAATCTTTACCGACGACAACCCTAGTTCGCAGGGCGAAGGCGCTGCTACAGAGGACTGGGACTGGTGTGGAATGACCTTCCATCCCGGCGCTGGCAACCATTGGAAGGCCCCGGTTCCTCATGGAATGCGGCGTCTTACCAGAGCGAATCGTTTCCTGATCACACCGCGCGGTAAACTCCGCTATGTCCGCTTTTTCACGGATTTCGACCAAGTGCCGATTACAGACAACTGGTTCGATATTGCTGGTGCAGTTCAGGATCGCGCCGATCCGAAAGTCTACGTCGTTCAGACAAGTAACAAGATCATCGAACGCTGCCTCCTCATGACCACCGATCCCGGTGATCTGGTGCTCGATCCCACCTGCGGCTCCGGCACCACCGCTTTCGTCGCCGAAAAATGGGGGAGGCGCTGGATCACCTGCGATACCTCTCGCGTGGCAATTTCGTTGGCAAAACAGCGGTTGATGACCGCGAGTTTCGACTATTTCGCGCTGCGCTATCCGCATGAGGGGCTGAAAGGCGGTTTCGATTACGAAACCACGCCGCGTGTCATGCTTGGAAAGATTGCGAATAATCCTGACATTGACACGATTTACGACGAGGACCACCCAAAGGTCGAAGCCGCATTGGCCGACTTGAACGCCATCTTGACAACGACCCAGCCAAAGCCACTCAGGTCGACGCAGGGGGTGCGCAAGGGTAAACCGGTGGACTTCGCCAAGGGCGACACCCTGCACGAATGGGAAGTGCCGTTCGACTTCCCAGAGGACTGGCCCGAGGCCGCCCGTGCGCCCTTCGATGCCTTCCATGCTGCCCGAAAAGGGATGCAACGCAGGATAGACCAGTCCATCGCTGATCATGCCGATCAGGAAACCCTCTATACCGAGCCCAAGCCAGACCGTTCCAAGCTGCGCATCTGCGGGCCCTTCTCGGTCGAGGCGGTGCCGGCGCCGACCGTCCTGTCGCTGGACGACAGCATCCCTCCGCAAGAGGCCAACGAGACCGTCGCCCGCTCCGGCGAGACCTCGCGCCAGGCGTTGTGGCGCGACGAACTCTTGAAGACCGGCGTGCGCGGCAAGGGCGGCGCCATGCTGCGCTTCGCCGAGTTCGAGACGCTGCCGGGGCTGAAGCACGTCCACGCCAGCGGATCTCTGGCCGAGACGGGCGAACGCGTCGTCGTCAGCTTCGGCCCCGAGCACGCGGCGCTGGAGCAGCGGCAGGTGGAACTGGCGCTGACCGAGGCTGAGACCCTACGCCCATCGCCGAAATTCATCCTGTTCTGCGCCTTCACCTTCGACCCGGAGGCCGCGAAGGACATCGACGAGGTGAACTGGCCGGGCGTGACGCTGCTCAAGGCGCAGATGAACACCGACCTTCTGACCGAAGATCTGAAGAAGGGCCGCAGCTCGAACCAGTCCTTCTGGCTGATGGGCCAGCCCGATGTGGATCTGCGCAAGCGCAAGGACGGGATGTGGGAGGTTCAGGTCAACGGCTTCGACTATTTCGATCCGCGCAAGGGCGATCTGGTCTCTGGCGGGACCAAGCAGATCGCGATGTGGTCGCTGGACGTGGATTACGATAACCGATCCCTGATGCCGCATCAGGTGTTCTTCCCCATGGCGGATGCCAAGGGCGGCTGGAACCGCCTGCGCAAGACCGTGCGGGCCGAACTGGACGAGGACCTGCTGGAGCAGTTCCACGGCACCGTCTCGCTGCCCTTCGAGGCGGGCGACAACCGGCGCATCGCGGTCAAGATCGTGGACGACCGCGGGATCGAGACGCTCAAGATCATGTCGCTGGAGGGATAAGCCCATGTCCCTCATCATCAATTCGCCCTTCGTCTGCCCGGCGCAGCATTGGGTCGAGGCCAAGGGCGGCAAGCTGGAGATCAAGTCTGAGCGGCGGCCGGCAAGCTACGAGGTCTTTGACGCGCGCAACAACACCAAGCGCACCGAGGTGCTGGACCTGGTGAACACCATCCGGACCCGCGTGGATCAGTGGCGCGAAGACGGTTGGCCCGGCGTGACCATCGTTACCCGCAAGCTGCTGGAGCACTGGCACGACCGTGAGGCGCGGCAGCATCCATTCTATTTCTGCCAGCTCGAGGCCATCGAGACGCTGATATGGTGGGTCGAAGGCGCCGAGGCCTACAAGCAGGGCATCGCGATCCCCGGCGATGGCGGTGTGTGGGAGAGGCTCTGCAACAAGATGGCGACGGGCGCGGGCAAGACCACGGTGATGGCGATGATCATCACCTGGCAGGTGCTCAACGCGCTGACCTATCCGAAGCGGAACAAGGACTTCAGCCGCGCCGTGTTCATCGTGGCGCCCGGCCTGACTGTGAAGGAGCGGCTGCAGGTGCTGCTGCCTAGCGAGGGCAGCTACTACGACGAGTTCAACCTGTGCCCGTCCGAGGCGCTCCGCCAGAAGCTGAACCAAGCGGAGGTGCTGATCGAGAACTGGCACACGCTGATGCCGCTGAAGGAAGCGGACCGCTCGGTGGTGAAGAAGGGGCGCGAGTCCGACGAGGCCTTCACGCGGCGGGTGCTGGGCAAGCTGGCGGCGCACAAGGACATCATCGTCATCAACGACGAGGCGCACCACGCCTATCGCAAGCCGCCCGAGGTGAAGATCAGCAAGAAGCATGCCGAAGAGCATGGCATCGACCTTGACGAGGCGACGCGCTGGATCGAAGGGCTCGACCGCATCCACAAGACCCGGCGCATCCAGCGCTGCTTCGACCTGTCGGCAACACCCTTCGCGCCGACCGGCAAGAAGAGCACCGATACGGCGCTGTTCGACTGGATCATCTCGGATTTCGGTCTGAACGACGCGATCGAGGCGGGGCTGGTGAAGACACCGCGCGTCGTTGTCCGCGACGATGCGGTTCCGGACGCCAAGACGCTGCGTTCCAAGCTCTACCACATCTACCGCGACCCGACCGTTTCCGAAGACCTGAACCGCAAGGCCGAAGCGCACGAGGCGCTGCCAAAGCTGGTCCAGGACGCGTATACGTTGCTCGGTGCCGACTGGCGGGAAACCCGGGCGCAATGGCAGGAGGCCGGGCATCATTCCCCGCCGGTCATGCTGACGGTCTGCAACCGCACCGAAACCGCAGCCCGCATAGAGACCTATTTCAACAAGGGCGATGCGCACTGGCCCGAATTGCACGCACCGACCCGAACGCTCCGGGTCGATTCCAAGGTGCTGGAGAAGGCCGAGATCGGCGAGACCGCGACCTCCGACAAGGATTACGAGGCGCGGCTGAAGGCAATCATCGACGCTGCAACCATCCCCGAGACTCGCCGCCAGCAGTTCCGCGGCCTGAAGAAGGAAGAACTGCTGCGTGAGATCGTGGACAACGTCGGGAAGCGAGGAGCGGCCGGACAGGATCTGCAGAACGTCATATCGGTTGCGATGCTGTCGGAGGGGTGGGACGCCAAGAACGTCACGCACATCATGGGCCTCCGGGCGTTCACCTCCCAGCTGCTCTGTGAACAGGTCGTCGGGCGCGGATTGCGTCGGGTGTCCTATGACACGGACGAGAATGGTCTGTTCCTGCCCGAATACGTCAACGTTTTCGGTGTGCCGCTTTCCATTTCGGAAACAGGCGAAGGCGGGGAAGCGCCGCCGCCTCCGAAGCCGACCACCCAGATTGAAGTCCTGCCCGAGCGGGCTCATCTGGAACTTCGCTGGCCGAACGTGCTGCGGGTTGAAACGGTCGTGAGACCGCAGCTGACCATGGACTGGGGCAAGGTTGCGCCGCTCGTGCTCGACCCTGCCAGCACGCCAATCAGCGCGGAAATGGCTCCTGCGCTCGGCGGCGCGACCGATATGGGCAAGGTGACAGCCATCGACCTCGAGAAGCTGCCAGACGGCTTCCGTCTGCAACGTCTTGTCTTTCAGGCAGCACGAAAGGCCTTCGCCGAACTCAGCCACGGTTTCTCGGGTAGCCACGAGTATCTCGCGGCGCAGCTGGTCAGGATCGTCGAGACGTTCCTCAACTCCGACCGCCTCGACATCCCGTCGCTGTTCCACTCCGACCCGCTTCGGCGGCGGATTCTGATCGCGCTCAACATCGACCTTGTCGTTCAGCATGTGTTGAGCAACGTCACCGAGCAGAACACGGAACGCCTGACGCCGGTCTTCGACGAGGAAAATCCCATCGGCGCCACCGGCCAGATGCGGACCTGGTACACCACCAAGCCGTGCTTTCCGACCACCAAGTCGCACATCAGCCACCTGGTCGGCGATTCGTCCTGGGAGGGACATGCCGCGAACATCTTCGAGAAGCGCGACGACGTCATCGCCTATGCCAAGAACGATCACCTCGGGTTCCAGATCTACTACATGTGGGCCGGTTCACGACGCCGATATGTTCCGGATTTCCTCGTGCGCCTTGCCAGCGGCACCATTCTGGCGCTTGAGATCAAGGGCACCGACAGCCCCCAGAACAAGGCCAAGCGGGACGCGTTGAACGAGTGGGTGAAAGCCGTTAACGCGGCGGGCGGCTTCGGCCACTGGGCATGGGATGTCGCGTTCAAGCCCGCGGAAATTCAGGACATTGTCACGAAGCACTCAGCCGTTGCGGAACCCGTTTCATAATGGGATCCGGCGACCATCCGTCGAAGCCTGACCTGACCGCGAATGGCTATCTCGGCAGCTTGGCTTCCCCGCCGGTGATGGTCGCAAGGAAGGCATCATCCACCTGCGGCTCGTCCCATCGTTCGGCGAGGGTCAGCCAGCGGTCGAGGTGGTCGCGGAACCCCGGATCGTCAGCCTTGAGGTAAAAGGTGTAGAGCCGGTCGACGATCTGTCGCATCAGGCTTCGCATCTGGTCGTCGTCGAGATGTGACGCGTCAGACCATGGAAACTGGCGGCCGTCGGCATCGGTGATGAACACGTCCGAATAGTCTCCAGTGTGTGTGACCGGGACAGTCCCCGCGTGCAATTCCTCGATCCCCGTGTTGCGCACACAGATCATCGCCATCAGTTTCGCCAGCCGGGCAGCGATGCGCTCCTCGTCAGCCGGCTTCATGGTTCGGACCTCTTAAGATCGTTCGACCGAGGCTTCACGAACAACTCGACGAGAGCCGCTTCGGCTCGCGCCAGTCCATCTTCTGTCAGGGCGAGCGATTTCGCCTTGCCGATGGGATCGTGGATCAGCCCCTTGGCGTGTAGCCGGTCGGTGATCGACCAGTCGATCCCTTTCCAGACGCGATTGCCGTCATGCAGCGTCAGGCTGAGGATCGCCAGCGCCGCGTCGTCGAGCTTGTCGGTGTCGAGTTCCGGTTTCGCCAT